ATATTCAATCTTAAGAGGTTTAAATTCTCCTCCTACTATTCCATTTCCTTTCATAACCTTGCCCCTTGTTATCCTTTCTCTGCATTATGCAGCGATTAGGAACTCCAAGTCAATCAGAGAAGATTTTACTTCGGCACACATTTTACCGAATTTGTCCTCACCTTCAATCAAGTCCATAATGAATTGCGCGTTAGCAGTACGCAATAAGCGAACCGCTTTAGAACAATCCAGAGGGCTGATATTAGTAGGATTATCGCCATTTGTGCCCGCTGTACAGTTTATAGGCGGTGCACCCGCTTCCATCATACTTCTAGCAAGCTGATCCTCGGTTTCGCGTAAACTTTGTCCGAGCGTCGACACTGCACTGTTTAATACCGATTGTTACTCACCTTACGGTGGGAATGGTCATTTCTGCCATTCTCCAGACCTTTCGTCGTCTGGGCCGGACTATCGCATCATCCTAACGGATGCCCTCTCACTTAGTCTCTCACGGTGGGATTTGCATCCCTTCCGCCCTGTCGCCATGCCTTTCGGTTTAGGCTTCCAAGTCAATCAGAGTGGGTTTATAGACCCCATATTTGTTTAACTGCTTAATATATTCATAGCAATGTTCTCTAAACTCTAATTCTTTTTCTTTGATACCTTCACGGTTATATTTAGTGCGTTCAAAGTTTTTGCAGAATTCGAGCATTTTTATTGCTTGTTTTTGTTTAATTTTAAGATGAGGAATGCATTTTTCTAAAAATGGAATTGCTTGATCACGTGTGTAAATGCCAAATCTATAAACCATACTATTTGACATTGTTCTTCCTTTAAGAGTAAAAACAGATCCATTAGCACAATTCTCAACAATATAATTTATTCCTTTAATATCAGTCATAGAAAGCAAAATTGCTGGTCGATATTTGGAATTTATCATGCCTTTATCGCCATTTTCTTTTGCTATAGAAAAAGATCCATCAGTATCTAAAAGACCTGCCACATAAGCCCAAAAAATAGAATCTTCACTATCTTTTCCGCATCTTCTAGAATAAGTTTCATTTGAAACTCGACTATCATTAAATGATCTCATTTTAATGTAATCTTTTTCCTTATTTTGCAAAATTTCTTCAGATAGTTTTATTCTTCCTGCTCTGGGATTATTTATAATAAATTCTTTTAAAAATATAGCTCTTTCCCTTTTTATGACTAGATAAGGAATAATTTTTTCTAAAAAAGGTAAACACATTGGAGCTTTTTCTAGCTTCCATTGATGGGAGTCTTGACGACTATGTCCATCTTTAGCAATGTGAGCTTTTCTTGTAAAAATTGAACCTTTATACTCATTCATGAAATAATCAATTAATTCTTTACTCCAATTGGCAAGCTGAATAACAGGATAATAAAGAGGTGAATATCCTTCTTTATCTCCTTTTTTCTTCATGATGGAAAAACTTCCATCACCATCTATTACTCCAGCACAATAAGCCAATTTTTCCTCTTCTTTCATATTTTTCTCCTTGTGGTTACACAAAGAGTTTAACAAAACTAAACATTAACTGCAATAGGCGAGTAAACTTAAGCTGCTATTTTATATTCTTCGCAATATAAAAAATGCCTTCTAGGGTCTTCGTTAATTAACATTACCTGTTCCTGGAGGATTATATACGATCCATACCAGTCGATCCTTGCGTCGATGTCTAAGGCAGTAAGTTGCTGCGCTGGAGGGTCTACAATTCCATTACCCAAAGGTATTGGAGCGGTTAGCAAGTTCTGATAACGTCTACGTCTCAGAATATCGCCAGCTTGTTGATCCATCGTTATGGGATAACCCATTGTAGTATGAATCAAGTCTGGCATAGGACGAGCAAGTAACTTCATGGACAACTGTTGTTGTACCGCTGGAGGTAAAATGCTTGTTGTTGTGGGGCCTGACATAATCTTAACCTTACGTTAAGACGAAGCCAACCATGTAAAGCCGTTTTACTTTCGAGAAGCTGCAAGAGTTTCTTTCCAAAGAGTATTCTTTTGCTCTTTAGACATACGTGAATTAGATAGTGCTGCCGCAGTTGATACAGCTTCAGAGCGAACCCCTAAACTTCCTAACTTCGGCTTTCCTTCCTTTTCATTTACTCTTGTTTGCTCTTGAGAAATAGGTTTATCTTTCGACGCTATTGCAGCCTTATCAGCTTGATAACGCGCATCTTTTTTGATGAGATTGTACACCTTTCTCAAAGGATTCACAGCTTTCTCGACAGCCTCACGGTTGTCTTCGTCACTTTTGATATATTTTTCAATATTCTCAGCTGTGACGACGTCCTTAAAATCAGCGAACTCTTGAGCAGTCTGTAGGATTTGAACTTGTTGATCCTTTTCAGCTAGCTTACGCTCATAATCCGACATTTTTTTATTCATCGAATTAAAAGCTTTAACAAGTTTCTTCCCATCGGGGAATTCTTCTTGTTCTAGCTGTCTATAATCATAGTCTTCTTCCTGTGGTTGTTGACTTGCTTGCTGCTGCCGTTGCAACGACTGCGCTTGCTGATCCTTGTACCACTTTAGTTCCTGCTCCGATTGCCACGCTTTTCTATCGGAGTCCTCTTTAGCTTTCCTAAGCTCTGCGAAACTCTCTTTAGGAGTCTTTGCATTGCTTTCATGGTTTTCTTCAGCCTGGTCAGCCACATCAGGAATTTGGGCTTGTTCTGTTAAACTCATGTGTTTCCTTTGAGATGGCGAATTCTCTGTTGCGCCGAAATCGCGTCAATGTGATACTGACGTGATATTAGATCAAGATATATTTAAAATTACAATTTGTTGCAACTTAAAATTTAGGTTTTGCTTATGAGTGATGATTTAGAAGAAATAGTTTACATGATGGCCGTTGAGAAAACAGTCAATTTGATATTTAATATTGAAATGGCATTGAATTTCTTTAATGATAATAAAATAAAGCCCGATGAAGCTGTAGTTAAAGCTTTAGGGCCATTAATAAGCGAATTGGATAAGTGGATTAAACAATCTTCCCATTGATAGCATAATCTTCAATTTTCTCAAGTTTATCATTGCAATACTTTCGAAGCATTATTACAAGTTCTTTGTCGAATTTTTCTGGATTGGCGAGAATATATGCAATTTGTTCTTTTTTAGGAATGTTCCATTCAGGCTTAACTATGCCTCCTTGATCTACTGACCAAAGATAATGATCAGTCATTTGATAAGGACTAGGACGAGTATAACGGCATAGAAACGTAGGTTGATAGCGAACCCCCTTTTCAGTTTGGATAGCTTGAAACCAAAAATGTATGTAATATTTTTTAGTTACACCTTTATCAAAATTATTTTGTACTATTCTATCTATTCGATATTTTAATTTATCCATATATAAAGCTAAAACATCGCCAACTTCAACTGTCATTATCGCAACCATTCATACATATCCAAGCACAATATTCTCTTCCAATTACTTCACTTTTATGATATCCGCATTTTTCACATTTAGGAATTTTTACTTCTTTTCCATCAGAATCGTACATTTTAACTTGAGAAATATCTAAAAATCTTACAGGCATTGAAGAACCCCATTCGCATTCCATTATCTCACCATCTTTGCACCACCGTTAATAGACCTATTGCTATGCACTGAACTTGCAGTTGGTTTGCTAACATAGCCTGATTGTGGCTTATGCAGATTCGGAAGCTTCTTTATTCTTGGGGGAATCATTGTCATGTAAATTACCAAATTTATATTTTTTTAAAATATCCTTATCAATAGGCATTTCTATTTTTGGTGCTTCTGATGATTTCATAGTTATAATTGTTGAAGAATCAGCCATAATTATTTTTCCCCAGAATTCTGCTTCTGCTTCTTAGCTTGCGGACTAAATGAATTAGACATCTGCAAAGGCGGCTTACCAGTATTGCGATATCTATCTTGCTTTGTACTTAATTCTTTACTATTTGGCACACTAGGCTTGCTTTGCTCTGGGATTATCTTTATTCCGGCCATTTTATTTCCCCTTTCTAGCTTTTTCAGCAGCGAATTTTTCTGCTTTTCTAGCTGGTTTAGTTCCTGCTTTATGCATAATTGGCCCAGTTCCTTTTTCATTAGCAAATGGATCTCTTTGCATAGTTTGTTTTAAAACTCTTTTAACTTTAGGTAAACCTTTCATTATTTTCCTTTATAGGCTTTTTCTAGGGCTTCAAATTCTTTCACTTTCAATCCTTAAATAATAATTAGTAACCAATTATGTTATAATTAGACTTATAACATAAAAGTGAGTTCCGATTGGATTCGAACCAACAACCTGCATAACTGAGCTTTACCCCATAATACCGCCTCTCTTCCAGTTGAGATACGGAACTCTCAAATCTATTTATTAGCCATCTTTTCGCGAGTATAAGGCTTATGAGCCAATGATCTATCATCATGACCATCGATCTTCTTTCTTACTTGCTCATAAGAATTAGATGCGCCTGCTGGAGGCTTAGGATCATGATTCTCTTTGATTGGTGAATAATCTGCGCCAGTGTTACCTTTTCCAGAACCACCCATAGACTTATTTTTATGACTGTGTGCCATTTGAAACCCCTTTAGGTTGTGACATTGCTATTTCCTTGTCATCTTGCCTTTTTTGAATATTTTCTATCAATGAAAATACCTTAACAAAATCTTCAATTCCCATACTTTCTACTTCTTTAACAGCTTTAACTTGATCTAAATGAGCGGCAGCTAATTCATGTTTAGACTTATTATGAGCCGTAGCTATCTGGAATTGCTCAAGATGACCTTTTTGAATTCTTTCTTCTGCAAGTGCTCGATCGCTCATTGCCTTAGATTGCAGAGATTCGTTTACAATTTGCTGATTCTGCATCTGAAGTTCCGCCATTTTCTGCTCTTGCTGCTGCTGACCTTCTTGAGTCTTTTGGATGGCTTCAATAAGTTTATCCTTGTCTTGAATGGTAAGATCACTAAGCAACTGATCTGGCGGAATAGGTAGGCCATCTTTCCATAGACTGTATTTTTGAAGATAAGCAAGTTGCTTCGTAGTAGCTGTAAGAGGTGCATTTGTAACCACCGCATCGTATCTTTGAAATGATTTATCACGGAATTCATTTGTTGGTTCTTCCTCGATCATTCTCTTGATCTTGCCCAATGTATAGTTTTTTTGGATAAGAGCCCAATGGAGACGTCCGGCGTTCCTTTGGGAAAGATCAAGATTATCAAATAGTTCTTGTAAGGTAGTGAGCGCAGCACCTTGGCGCAACTGTTCTGTAATTCCCACGTCACTGTCTTCCGCTTGTCCCAAAAGTTCAGGTGTAACACCTGCATTTGACTGTATATCCTCTTTAAGGAATTGAGTCGCCTGATAGTTTGCAGGATTAATATTAGCGCCTGGTTTGTCATTGAGTGATTGCAATCTCCCCTTTTTAAAAAACCTTACTTTTCCAGGTCCCACTTTGAAAGCATCCGAGTCGTCAATGAGTGCGTCTTCTTCAACATCGACGCCAGAAAACTGAGCAGCGAGAAGGTCCAATTCAAGTTGTTTCCTGTAATTATATAAGTATTGACTATCTCGTATGTTTCTAATAATTCCTTGATAACGAAATGCATAATTGTTATTGGCAAGATCATGATAACCCACAAAAGGAGTAAAAGGATACATGTCAACGCCGAGAGGATTAGGGCCATCGTAAAAGCAAGTATTATTAACAATGATCGCAAGGTGTACGGTTGGCACTTTTTCTTTAACCACGACAATATGCGGATATTGCGCTTTAAGTGTATCCATTTCATCTTTATTAAAATCTACCTCTGTACTCTCATATGTCTCAGGATCAACAATAAATGTTCCCATACGTTCAGTTAGATACCAATATTCATCATAAGCAAGCCAGCCTTTGCGCCTAATATTATATTGCTGAGGCATAAAAGTAAATTTAGTATCAAAATAAGCTTGATCATTAAGCATGTCAATATCACGTTCACGACCGGGTAATAACTGTTTAACCTGCTCTTTATGAAGATATTTCCTTGTACGAATAAATTGGCAATCACTTAAATCCATCTCTCGCCAAAAAGCATCCATCATTATCATATCAGCACTAAAACATTCTGTTCGCAAATCTCCACATATTGGATCACGTCTATAATCTATCCATGAATGCATTAAACTTAATCCAGTAATTCCAGCAGCTTCCTTAAAGCATGAACTAATCGTATTATAAGTATCATCATTAGAATAAGCTGATTGTAAAGCTTTTGTACCTTGAGATGCTGTCTGAGCACTAGATCCATGAACTGGCAGCATTTGAGTTGCTTTACGGTGCTGACGCTGTCTACCGCACACCATATTGACTACTGGCATACTATTGTTAAATACAAACTTTTGATGCTCGTAGGAAAGACCTGAATACATATTTAAGTAACGCTGGTCACCAAGGTAAACTTTTCTATCAATACATTGTTCATAATGGAAAAGCTGCCATGCGCTAAGATTCTGTTGATATCTACTATCTGCTTCAGCTACTATATCTCGCTTACCATCTTGGTAGTATGTATTATATATGTTCGGAACAACTTGCGATCTTTCGAGCATTCCACTGGACATGTTATACCTATATTAAAACTTTTATATATACCATACAGGCAAAGAGGATTAAAGAGAAATGGATGACACAACACAAGAAATTTGGACTGAAGATTTAATAAATCTAGAAAATCAGGTTAAAGAATATAAAAAAACTTTGGAAGAAGTCTATAGACATTTAGACAATTTAAAATATGAATGTAGTACTCGAGAGTATACTTTGGACGAAGATGAAATATCTTGGATATTCTATTGCCGTGATACTATTTGGCTAACACTTAAAAAATTTGGTAAAGAAAATGGATGAAGAGAAAGAAAACTGGTTTGGAAAAACTTTAATTTTAAAAGAACAGGTTATTTGCAATGAAGAAGATGAAGACCTAAAGCTATTCAAAGAATGCTGCGAGCATGTTTGCAAAATGTATGTAAAGATTCAAAAGGATAAAGAAATTCAGGCTGAAGGAGTTGAACCTTCCCGTCCGTAAGTTTTTTAGGCTTACCATGCTGTACCGTGGCTAGCCTGCTTATTTAATTCTTTCATTCCATTATACTGATTAATATTCAGTCTCATTAAATTTTAACGTCTCTATTATTTCATCAACCATCAAATATAAATCTGAATCACATAAAGAAAACACTAAACCCCATTTATCAAGAATTTTTAATACTGATATTTCTTCTAGTGTCCCTGTAAAAACTCTATCTCTTATTTTTAATTCTATTTTTTTCATTCTGTACCTCGGATAGCCTGCTTTAATTCCTATATGATTAGCAATTCGAACTTCATTGCATTCTTTGCAACGATGGACTCTTTTTGGTGAATCAAAGTTTTTACATATTTGCATTGTTGATTCAACCCAATCAGAGCACCCACAGTCACATTTCTCTTGAGGGATATACATCTTAGAATATTCATCCTCATCAAGTGAATGAATGCAACTTCTTGGCAATATGCCGAAATGAAAGAATTCGCTTTTACTTGTGTCCATTTTCTTTTTCCAGGCAAAATGTTGATTCACAAAGTGGGCAGATTAAATAATCTTCATTATATGGTTCAACACCCTTGCATATTTCTAGTAAAGTCAAGCAAATACACATTCCAGATATTTGCTTTGAAAAATATATATCTTTTTTTTCTTCGTCATTCATGCTGTACCGTGGCTAGCCTGCTTATTTATTTTTCATATAAATAAATTCTGGTTCATTCCATTCTTCATACCATTTCCACCCAAGCAATTTCCCTTCTTCTTCTTCCAAATAAGGCATCACCCAATCAATAAAAAAATTAATTTCATTATCATAATCTTTAAGATCAGATCTTGAAAACAAATAACTTCCATCAAAAAAATTACAAGATGCGGGAATATGATAATAAGAGTTGCATCTTCCTATCTGATCCCATCGTTCACATTTGAAAAATTCATGATCAGGAAGTGAAATATCTAATTTTATCTTCATGTTTTCATCCCAAATGTCAATATTTGAAGATGGATTAAAAAGAAAATCCAAAATATATTTAACATTTTCAGGAAGTTCTCTAATAATATCTGATTTAATAAGTAATTCTGTGTACATTCCCATTTATTTCAAGTCTGATAATGTTTATTATGTAATTGTCTAACAAGCCTATATTACATGCAGATAGGGTATTTTAATTTTATCAACACTAATATTGAAAGATTATATAGTTTTAGTTCTGCCTTTCCCATATTCCATCATTTTCGTGAGGTATTTCTTTAACTTTAATATGAGAATTATACATGTTGTCAAATATTAAGTTTACTGTGCCATTGTTTTCTGACTTAAGTAGCACTGAACTTCTAAAACCTTCTCGCGTTAATCTTAAATCAATGTAAATATCTGGACTACGCAAATCCTTGTCAACTTGCTGACAAATAGCTAGTGACCAAACAATTTTATCTAAAATGGAATGCCAAACGTCTCGATAAGTAAAATCACAATCAGGAAAATTCCTTATAAAATCTAATATAATATTCCCCACATCTTTTATGTGAGTGAAATCATTCCATTCATCAATTGGATCAGATGTATATAGTATATATTTATTTTCAGTCATAATTTTACCAAGTTAATAATTGAAAAATTATATAGTTTCATTATTCTTTCCTAAGTTCAATTTTAGGTTGCATTTTTTTATATGCATTAACTAAATCAACAACTTTGGAAGGGGCTTGAACATATGGAAACCACGATATTCCATAAGATGTATCAAGTCCAAATTCAATGTTTTTATCTTTATATCTCCATTGATGTGGGGAAGACCAATGTTCTTTTGTTATTCTTTCTAAGTCATGCAATCTAATTGTCATGATTAATCCTTAGGCACTTCTGGTAAAGGCATCCAATGGGTAGGACTAGTATATGGTGCCCATTCGTAATAAGTATTCCATCCTGAATTAGTCACAAAATAATTTTTATCATCTTCCCAATATCCATGAAATTCTTCTTGATCAAAATATCCTGCATGAATTCCGTCTTTATGATTGAAAACCAATACTAAATCATCATTTTCCGGCAATCGATCTTCAACTTTAATCCACTGGTTATCGCCCATATTCCATCTAGCTCCGCAACATTCACATTTATTCATTTCACCTTCAAATATTTAGCAATCTCACTAGCAGTCTGCCAACTTAGCTTCCATTTTCTTTGCATCAATGGAATCGACAAATGTTTGTAGATTATATAGTATGTCTGGATTTCATGCAGCAGGTCTTTTGAGATGTTCATTTTAAGATTCAAATTTAATTTGCAATGTAAGTTCAATTTCTTTTTTTATCTGTTCTAAAACTTTCTCTATTTGAGAAGAAGAACATCCATGAAGTGTATTACAAAGATTTTCTATTGCTTCGATTTGATCTTGTGTCATCTTTTATCTCCCTGCATAATGAACATTTCTTTTGATTAGGATATTCAATTTTAAAACTTAAATTACAAATTTTACATATTTTCTCTTTTTTTAAATAAAGTTTAATGTTTTTAAACCTGTTTTTGCTTATGCATCCGCATGATTTTGTAGCTTTTGTAACAAGACTATTTGAAGCAATATATTTTTCGTTACCACAATCACATTTACAAAGACATTTTGGAGGTTTTCCAGTTCCTAAATTATTATAGGTAGATTTAATTACTGTTAACATTCCAAATCTTTGACCTATTAAATCTCTTTTTTTCCATAAACCTTGATTCTGATTTCTCATTCTCCGAATACAACCACAATTTCGCGCATCTCTTATAATACGAGTAGATGTTAATGTAATATCTCTTCCACAATAACATCGGCAAAAATATAATCTTTCCGATCTACCATTATTTTTTTTAGATTCAACAAAACATAGAACAGTGAGTAAACCAAAAACTTTTCCTGTAATGTCAATAAATTTTCTACTCAAAACTATCTACCCATAAACGGAGGTTGCTGTCCCAATGGAGGCTTAGGTTTCTGTCCATATGGAGTTTGAGCCTTGAGTCTATCTAAGCTTTCCTTGCTCATTGATCCAGGACCTCTTCCGAATTGAATACGTGCATTTGCCATATATCGAAT